TGCTATGATTGAAATTACTGGTGCGATGAAGATTTTGGAACAGCAGATTCTTGAAACTGAACCCGAATCAAGCCAGCCATCAAATAAAGAGGCGTCAACCCAAGAATCAAAAGAAGGGTTGTCAAAGTCAAAGGCATAACTAACATTCTTAAAATTTCTTTTAACATTATGTTTAATAAAATTTGTCAGATAGCATCATTATTGTCTCTTTTATTATCAGGGTCAATGGCAGTTTTCGGTTTTGTAGCCATACGATACATGCAAAGTCCAGAGTTTGAAAGAGATTTAAAAAATAAAGTTATGGGCGATTTAAAAGAAAAAATGATTGAAGAAATACCATTGCAAATTCCTACAGAAACTTTCCCTGCAATACCTCTTTAATGGGAATACCAGATTTAAATATACCAGACATACAAATACAACCAATATTTGATTTTACAAAACCAATAGATATAATTCCACTTACAATAAATGTTCCCGCTTGCACATATCAACACAGAGATATAAAAAATACTGGAAATAGAAATTTATTACTTGATGATCCAAATGGTGTTTTTACTGTTTGTGATGCACCGTTTCCTAGTTTTAATCCAATGAATTATCAGCCAAATAATTTAATTATGTCTGAAGATACCCCGATAACATCAAGTGATCCTGAAATACCAGAACCAAAACCACCTGTTATAGAAAAACCTGTAGAAAAAGTAGAAGAGTTTTTTATAAAATGTCCAGATTCAGAAAAAGATCAACGTGTGGGAGACTTTCGTAACGATAAAAGACTAGAACGTGTTGTTGGTCATAAATTAAACGAAGATGGTACTAAATGTATTACTTTGTATGAAGACACGAGTTTTACCGAGCAGTACATACCTAATATCCCTGCTGTTACTAATGCTGCTGCTATTGCTGTGGTTGCCGCTAGCACTCCGATTCTTATTAATCTTGTGAAACCTCTTGTAAAACAAATAATAACTAAATTTACAAAGAAAAAAAATAAGTTAAAATAAACTTAGCAACAAGACCCATTACCAAGTTGTTGACTCAACCTCTGCTCTGTTGGAGCGTCAGTTGCTTTTTATTATATGTTTGTGTGGTAATACCTGATTTGGAGGAGTTGTAATAATAATATCTTGGCAAGTAACTGCACTAGGACTATCAGCAACAAAACTTACACCAAGTTTTGCTTGCTTTGCACATTGTTCTAATCTAAATAAACTGATTTCATATTGTGTTTTCTTTATTAAAAGTTTTTGTGCTTCTATATTTACTTTTGCTGCTTCTTTGCATAAATCACCGCCATTTCCTAGAGGTATATTGAACTGCATACTTATTCCATAATTTAAATTGTAGTTATCTTTTTCAAAACGTGGTGTTTCTTGATAGTATTTTATTTCGCCGGTATCTTCGTCATATATTGCTTGTCTTGTCACAGTTTCAATAGGTCGATTAAATGACCAAGCATCTGTTAAATATGGGGTAATTGTAAGGCTTGGAGATGTACAAACAATACCCTGAGAATATCTGTTTTGAGGTAATGAAGACGGCGTTATCATTGTGGCATTATTATTAACTACCCCTGTACTTTGCGATTGAGGAGAACTTACAGTTGTATTAGCAAATGTTTTTATCGGCAGTAAAAATAAAATTATTGTCCAAATGTACTTGTAGTTTCTGAAGTTGTTGAAGTAGTTATAGTTCTGGTTATGTTTGTCACAGTGTCTAAGCCCGGTGTTATTAATGTTTCTTGTATTGAAAAAGCTGCACCTTCTGTAACTATCTGCCATCTTGGGATTGATTCAAGATTTGGTGATGTCCATGAAAAGTTGACACCGCCAACTGTTTGTGATGTCTGGGTTGTAGCAGTGGGGTTAATAGAATCAAGGGTAGCCTCAATGTTATGACCACTAGCTGCGTAGCTGTACCCAGTCCTATATTGATATGAAGTGATAGTTTCATTAATAACACTTTGACTTGTACTTGAAGTTGTCTGACTACCGCTACGAAACTGAGGGACTACGGGCGTGGCCATCAGTCTCGTAGGTATTACAATTATAAGTAGAATGCAAAGTCTAGTCAATCGTTATAGTAACTTTTGTTGAGCCGATACAACTTGTACCAGAACCACCTGCAGTACAAGTATGAACACCGCTAGATAAACTTGTAAGTGCAAGATTACCTGCTGTTCCCCCTGAAGCCACAGTTGTAGTTCCGCCTAAAACTGGCAGTGCTGCAATACCACTCGAAGGTGTAACTGCAGAAGGTGTACTGTCTCCCATAATCACAGATTCTGTTTTGCTGAAGGCCGATCCTGATGTTGTAACTGTAGTATCAGTTTGAATCATTGCAGGTACACCATCAGAAAGTGAACCAATATTTATTCCACCAATTTTACCTGAGGTTGTAGTGTCGCCGACAGTCACAGAAGGGGTTATATTATTTCCGCTTAAAGAATAAGTTGTACCAATTTTTTGAGTAGTAACAAAAGGCATATCTACAGTTATTTGTGCAGAGGTAACAAATTCTTGCTTGATGTCAGCAAAAGCTGCTGATGGCAAAAATAAAAGCAAACTTAAAAGTTTTTTCATTTTTTTACTACTCCAACTTTTGAATCTTTGTTGTCAACTATATTTACTTTACCATTTTGCTTTTTCTTGTCCGTAGTCTTTTTGACATTTAAACCGTAATTCGACATGACAGCACTTAGTAATCCCGCAGCAAAAGTTGTATCAATCTGTCTCATTGAATTACCAAAATAAGAATAACTGATAACTGCCAACGACCAAGCCAAAATTACAATTTGAACAGCATTGCCAATAATTCCTAGGCCTTGCTTTTCTTCTTGATCATCCATAATAAAAAGGCTTTATGGCAAATATAGCAAAAGTTGTTATGTTAGGAAAGAAAGACATTTATTATGCTTGCATTAATTAAACCAATGATATGAAAAATTTTTTTACTGTGTTTATTGAACCATTACCAATTGAAGTTCAGTTATCTACAGAATTAAAAATTCGAGACATAGAAAACTGCCAAGACATAGAAAAATTAAAAGACTATGCCGCAGCAGTTACTAAACAAAATGCCAACCACGATTATATTCTTGGTGCAGCATTAGGAAGAATTGTAGAACTAGAAGAAAAAATTGAATTTAGACCTAGCAAAATAAGAAAATTTTTAAAGAAATTTACTTAAAATTCATCATCATTTGAATCATCATCTTGTTTTGGTTGATAATCAGAAATAACCATTTTCATGTACTGATTACCACTTTTTGATGTAGCAGGCATCATATTTGCTCTAATTTTGACAGCATTGTTGCCTTTATAATCTTTTACAAGATTTGCTTCATCCATTGCAAAATCGTAAAGTTTTAGTATTTCATCGACAGTTATTTCAGAAACTGCCCAATATTTGTGGTTTGCTCCGTCATTCTGACAGTTAAACCACAGCGAAAATTTGTTAGTTTGTGTTTGTGCCATTGATTTCTGGGTGTGAGTTAATAAGTTTTTTAATTGCTGAATTTTTATTCAGATCGTATTTTTTACAGTATTTCCAAAATTTACTGTATTCATTCGAGGTAAGTTTTGCTTGAACAAGATAAGCATTGTTTATCTTGTTTCTTTCCTTAAGGTATTCATTTATGATTTTTTGCTTGTCTATGTTCATAAGTTAAAAAATCTAGCATGGTTTTGTCTATGTTCACAAAGCAAAAGTTTTACTAATTCCTCAGGTGGTATTTGATCTCCAATAATAGTCATATCTTCAGATATGTTATCTTCTTTTGACCATTTACCATACCTGTTTTCTCTCATAACATGCCAAAACCCTTCAGAGTCAGCCCATAAAGAATAGGCTCTAAGAATTTCAACTGTATGTTTTTTCTTTGTCATACCATAAATTTCCTAATGTACGCTTCATGCTCTTTGAACTCGATGTCAGTTGCAAGAACTTTATCCTTTGAGGGGAAATAAGTCTTTTTGAAGTTTTTCATAATCTCTGCCTTGTCAGGCCTTGAATTAAGTTCAGCCCTTAACAAGTCAAACTCGTCTTGTGTAAGCTTAGTTTTACCTTCTGGTGCAAGAGTTGTTGTAACCTTTGAACCTGAGTTCATAGGAGAATTAGTTTTCCTGTCTTTTTTTGCTTTACCTGTATTGTCGGCATCAGCAGCTTTTTGGCTCCAAGCATCAGCTTCATCATCTGCTTGTCCTAATCCATATGCAGCCAATAACAAATATCTTCTTGTATATGTAAAGGCACTACCAATAGAAAAATATTTGTTTTTATTTCTGTTTTCGCACCATTCTGTAATGATAGGTAATCTTGAATCAATAAACTCACCAGATTCGTGCATTAAACGACAGACCATCCAAATAATGGGTTGATCTTTTGCATCTGTTGAACATTCAGTTATAAAGGTATGGGATAAACCATGTTCAGTTGCAGGTGATACAGCTTGCTCTGCTTCAGCTAATGAAACATACGAGCCAAAATTACCTGCCGCATCTCGGACTGCGTTTGCGTAAACTTTTTGAAATTGACAAAGAGCTTTAGCAAGTTTTGGTGTTGATTTTTTAATCGCACGGATTGGTTCAGATTCAACAAGTTTCCAAGTTTGCTCTTCATTTTGTTCAGACATAAATAAAAATTATCGGCAATTATAATATACCAATAAAACCTGTCTGCAACAACCTTTATTTGTATATTAATATATTCAAGCTACATATCCATTAGGAAATCTTTTTTGAAAATCCCAAGCAGTGGCA